TGAAATCATTCTACAACTTGAAAAAATAAAACGTTGATTTAACAACGTTTCTAAGGGCTCTAGGTTAAACCTAGGGTTCTTTTTTTCTACCCAAGGGGCAAGGAAGGGGCAAGATTATTCGTGATGATATCATCTAAAATATTGACCGCTTGATCCTTCATGTTCCTTGTGACGTGTGTATAGATGCTAGTGGTAACTTCCGAATCTGCATGCCCAACCCTATCCATGATGGTTTTTAGTGGCACGTTGTTTTCAGCCAGTATGCTAATTGTGGTGTGTCTGAAAATGTGAGGGGATAGATGCTTGTCGATAGGTGTTTCTAGTCTGGTGTTAGCTCGTTGGAGTGATGCACTTAGGATTGTGCTGTGGATAGGCTTGCCAGTGTTGGTCGTGAAGATTTTATCGCTATGATACCACTCTGGATTGGTCGATTCGCTTAGCTCTTTCAACTCTAGTATCTGGTCAATGATTTCCATTTCACGATTAGTGAGGTAGGTTGTTCGGTAACTAGCGACGGTTTTCGTTCCCTCGTTCTCTGGGATGTATCTGTTGAAAGAGGTGTGGATATCCAAAGAACGTGTCTCCTTGTGGTAGTCTGAAACAGTCAGGCCAGCTAATTCACCAATCCGGCAACCGTTTAAAAGCATAAACTCACACGCCAGGGCGTATCTCAGTGTTATGTCCTTTCGGTAGAGCTCTTTCAATAAGCGACTGTATTCGTCCGGTTCTAAGTATTTATTCTTGGCAGCTTGCTGTTTCTCAAGTTTATTGGTCTTCTTTGGTAATCGTGCTTTTCGTGATGGATTGTCAGAAATAAGTTGTTGATCCATAGCGTAGTCGAAGAATGTATTTAATACGGTTTTGGCACGATACTTTTGTGAATCTGTCCAGTCTTCGGTGTCTAGCAAGGATTGGATAAGTCGGACATTGATATTTGATAGGATAGTCCCTTGTTCGATAGTGTCCGATATTCGTTTAACGGATGCTGCAAGGCTCTTGATTGAACTTAACTTAATCTGTTTTTGGTGAAACTCCCACCACTCATTGAAGGCACTATGGAACGATACGTTAGTAGTGATGGATGACTCTATCTTCTGGGCTATCTTATCATCAAGCAAGCGTTGAGCTTCTTTCTTTGCTCGGTTCGAGCCGCTATTGAGCGTAACAGATACCCGTTTCCATTTTTCAGTGTAAGCATCCTTGTATCTTTCAAAATATTTATATTTTCTATTCGGTAATTGTTCTACCCACATTGTCATAGCTCCTTAATTTTGGTAAAATGGGCATAGAAAAAAGAAAGCATAACCTAGTTGCTTTGTTTAATCGTGATTGTATTTTTGTTTTCTGTTTTTCTGTGATGCATAGAGCTCTATAATCTAACTTTGGCGAGGGAGATTATAGGGCTTTTTTAGTAGTTTCAAATATTCATGTTTTACAAAAGTCTCATCACAAATCGTGGTGAGATTATATTTTTCCATGAAGTGTAAGTAATTGAAGTCGTCAAGATTTTCATTTTTCAACAACTCATGGATCATAATCCTATTTGCTTGAACCTCATACTTTTCCCGTAGACGCTCATAGTCTTTAGAGTTCTGCTCTAGGTGGCCCAATTCATGTAAAATGACCTTCAAACGTATTTTTGGGTCTAAATCCTTATTGATATAAACCACCCTGTTTATAGGATCAATAAAGCCGTTTCTGGGCCACTGGCTAGAGTCGAACTCACAAAGAGACACATTGAACTGCTCAAGCAATTCGTTTTCAGTCATAGCACCTCACTGTTCCTTACTACTCATGTAGCCGGCAATTATGCCTCTAATGGCACGCTTATCATCATCAGTAAGCGGTTTGCCATCGAACATCATCGCGTTTTCTATTATGTTATCGATGTCGTGGGAGTTTTGGTTGTCATTCTGCGAACTTGGCTTAACATTCAAAAACTGTTCTGTTGTCATGCCCAAAGCTTTTGCAAAATCGTCAGCTTTATTCAAAGGAAAAACCCTACTTCCCGAAAGATACCTAGATAAAGTCGATTTAGATACCCCAGATTTACTTGCTAATTCAGACATCGACATAGAACTATTGTCTAAATAGCTTTTTATTAGCGAAATAATTTCCTCGTTGTTTCTCATACTCTTTTTCCTTTTATTTAATAGTAAGAATATTATACAACAGTTCCCGAAAATACACAATACGTTCCCGAAAATAAACTTTTTTCATATTTTTTTTATTTTAGTGTTGACAAATGGGAACGTGTTAGGTATACTATAATTGTTCTAAGGAACAAGCAATAAAAACTAAATAAACGGAGGTAATCTATGAAAGTTGATTTGCTTCGTGTGAAAGCTGAGCGAGTAGCAAAAGGTTATACTCAAGCGAAAATGGCTGAACTAATGGGTTTGGCTCGCGATCAGTATAATAAGAGAGAGAATGGGAAAATCTCATTTACCGCTGACGAACTTATCACACTTGCCGACTTACTGGGATACGGTAGGGATGAAATCGGAATTTTTTTTAAGCAAACTGTTCCCGAAACGCAACAATAAATTAAAAGAAAGAGGTGACAACGCAACGTGCATTAGTAACTTAATTAAAACAACGTAAAGTAATTTAAATAAAATGAACGGAGCAAACATGAAACCAAAACGATATCCATATAGTGGAAAGAAAAAAGAATCAAACGCTATTTTGAATATAACGATTGATTCTAAAAGACTAGCAAATGTTTCTAATCTTAAATTTTGCCACATGAGACGCCAATTATTTGGTCAATAAACAAATAAACAAATGGCATCGTTATTTTTTGATTTGGACTAGTAACCAAAGTGACATCTACTAAGAGAATAGCTTCGAGTGGGTCGTCGCCGTCGAAAGTATGGCCTAAATTTTTACGAAACTCTAAAAAATTTTTTATACCATCATAACTTTCATCGGGATTATCAGGAAGTAATTTTCCAAAGTATGTTCCAGCCGCTGTCGATATAGCAATATCATAATCAATTTCTGTGGCAAAGAATGCTATATCACCAACTAAGTCAAATTTTTTTGTATTAGACATATTAATTCTCCTTTCCATAATATTTGACTAGCGATTTTCATAAGGAGATGAGAGGCCCTATTTAATCGTTTGTCACGAATTGATTATATCAGAAAGGATAGAATAACACAATATATTGTGTTTTCGATACAATCAAAAACTATATATTGTGTTTTGGGATTAAACATGAAAAAAACTTTAAGCAAGTTACTGATTGACAGAGGAATGACAGTCACAGAGTTAGCTGAAAAGACTGGTATCAGCTATAACACGTTGATGAACATCGGAAAGAGAGACCTTTCTTTCAGTAGAATGTTGAAGATCGCTGATGCTTTAGATGTCAGTTTAGACGAATTCAGAAAGGATAATACATGAACGAAATAGCACTATCAAACAACCTTTCTCAAATTGAATTAGAAATAAACCACCACAAGCAAATAGCTGGGCAATCAATTTGGGAAATCGGAAGGCGATTAAAATACGTCAAAGAAAACGACTTGACACACGGTCAATTTAGGGAGTGGCACGAAGGTCTAGGGCTTGATAAAGACTTTGCTTATAAGTCAATGAAAATCGCTGAGGAATTACCAAATGTCGAAACGTTACGACATTTAGGAACAACCGCCTTACACTTAATCGCAACACTTCCAGAGGAAGCAAAGCAAGAACAAATTGAAAAGATTGAACAAGGTGAATCACCAACGGTCAGAGAGCTGCAAGAGGTGAAAAAAAAGCTCAAACTCAAAGACCAAGCACTGGAAGCGGTTAAAGGTGAGTTAGAGCGCACTAGACTTGTCAAACCAACTGAAAAGGTGATTGAAAAGGAAGTCATCCCAGACGATTACAAAGCCACGCAAGAGCTAAACAAACAGCTACTAGGAAAGAACAGAGACCTAGCGGACGAGCTTGATTCGGTCAAGAGAAGTCTAAGGCTCAAAACGGCTTCTTACGAAATGCTCGAAAAAGAGACATCCGAGGCGGTCGCTCTAAAAGAGTCTATCGAACACTTACGAGCTGATAAAGAGAAATTAGAAAACAGTGTTTCTAACATCTTTACACTCAGTAACCTAGTGTCAGAGTTTGAAGATTTCTTTGATAGCAAGATGGCACCGCTCAGATTTAAAACCCTTATCCAAGGGATTGGCAAGGATGCTCAGATTGAGAAATTAAGAGACATCTTAACACTCACAGAAAACTGGATTGATGAAATGAACAAAATCATTCCAGAAAGTGGAAGAACAATCATAGAAGGAGAAATCATCAATGAGTAAGAAGAACAAGAAAAAAGAAAATTTGCTTGCTGAAACAGTCGAAATGCAGAAAAGACAAGCTATGAATCTTGTGGCACAAAGCACCGTTAACCAACAACTTTTGGAAGAAGTAATCGGAATCAAGGAAGAAATGGACAGAAATGTTAAAAAGACAAATCAAAAACTCACTGACATTGAGTTGCTGGTTGAAGAAGTTAACAAGAAAGTTCACATCGACGATGGTGAAGCTACTAAAATCAAGAGCCTTGTTTTCAGCAAAGCTGGTGTTTTCGCAGATATGTACTTCAATGAGCAGAAATCACACCCTAGCGATAATCTGTTCGCTTCGAAGAAAGGTCAGTTTATTCGCTTGATGTACTCACGCTTGAAGAAAGCCTTTAACGTGACCAAGTACACTAATATCAAGCACGTTGAAGCTGAGAAAGCAGTGCAATTCCTAAGAGATTTATCTTACGACGACTTCACGCCGTTTGAAATTCGTGAGACACCAAAACAAAAAGAACTTATCGCTCTTGAAAACGGATTGAAAGAAATCGGGTGACGCTTATGGAAATCACCTATAAACCAGTCGGTATCAACGAGACGGCTGAGTGGGGAGACTACGACCACCTCATGCAGAGGTGGGAAGGCCTTGGGAAGTCGATGGCAAAAAACCTCATTCGAGAAATGAGGGATAACAAAGACTTTCGAGGGTACGTATTCAACCCGACGCACAAACTGGTTTTCATCAACTATGAAGGGTTTAAGTCCTTCATCGAGTGGAAAACTAGAAACAGGTTCAAATAGCACAACACCCTGGCCGCAGAAGTGAGCTAGTGAGGAGATATAAGCAATACCAACCAAAAAACTACAACGATTTGATATTCATAATTGTCTCCTTAAATATATAAATCTATGAAAAAAATCCTCACTAGTTCTCTAGTGCGGTTAGGGAATAAAAAAGGCCAACCACTGCCAGAAAGGAGCATAACCGAATGAAGTATATCTTTCACTAATACGGAAGAAAATTACACGAAAATGAATAACAAGTTCTTACAAGATACTAGCTTGAGCTTACAAGCGAAAGGCTTACTTGCTGAAATCTTGATAAATAAAAGCGATTGGCGAGTTTATCTGTCAGAACTTGAAAAGAGGTCAACCAACGGGAAAAGCTCACATCGTACAGCGTTTGAAGAATTGAAACGCAAACGGTATGTTGTGGTATTTCGTAAAAGCAAGGGCTATAAAAAAGGTTTTGAAATGGTTGTCTGTGCATCAGACATACCCATGACGGACGAATTTATAGAATACCTTGACAAAAAGTTATCCACAGAGTTATCCACAGGTAGCCTAGAAAATTCATAGTTCGATAATTGGAATTTCCATTTAATCAAACGATGATAATTCGTAAGTTATAAAATTCATACTACGAAAAAATCAAACGATGATAATTCATAGGTTAGAAAATCGGACACTAACAATAACTAATATATAAACAATAACTAATATATAACAATATGGTGCTACGCACACTAACCGACAACAATCTAGAGCCTACCGGCACTAACCAGCAATAATAACTAATAGATAACTATACAGTAATCATAGTTAGAAGAATAAGAGAGGTAAAAAATCATGAAAAAACTATTTAACTGGATTTGGTCTAAGAAACAAAATGAAGTAGAAGTCTATGAAGTTCCACAATGGGAATCTTACACAGCTAAAACTGAGCGATTCAACGCTGACCACGGATTGCCGTTAGATCAATTAGTGGGGTAACTCATGAAACTACTAAAGAAATTGCTAACCAGAAAGAAACCCAAACAGCAAGAGCCGTTCTTTGAATGGGTTGAAACCCCAGAGGAAAAGCAAGAACGACTCAAGAACAAGTACACAAAATAACATCAACTTTTCAACGTGCAGCCATGGCCTCGTCGTGGAGTGCATCTTATACCCATAATTTTTCCCCAAAAAATTAACACTTTACTACCCACACAAAAATCTTTCTAAAAAACATATTTACAAAGCGGCGAGGTTGTGGGTGCACGTTGAATGCACTAAAAAAGCATGGGTTAGGGCCCATGCAAGAAAAATACACCAAGGAGATTATACCATGAAATCTTTTAACACTCAAACAGTCGCAAAAACTGGATTCACTAAAAGCAAAGCATTTGGATTGTGTGGCACACTTGCCATTGCTACAGCTTTATTGATTGGGTCTGGCACAGTATCAGCAGACGAAACCACTCAACCAGTGGCGGACACACAACCAGCGGTAGCTAACATATACACGGCAGATAATGCCGGCAACGTTACGGTGACACCGTCTGAAACAGTGGCACCAGTAGAAACACCAGCGCCGGTTGAAGCGCAACCTATTGCGGAAACTCCAGCAACAGTCGAAACTACTCCAGCGGTTGCTACAGAAGCAGCACCAGTGGTAGAAACTCCAGCAACAACTACAGAAGTAGCTCAACCAGTAGCTGAAACGCCTAAACAGCCTACTGAATTTGTCAAAGAAGACAACGAAATTAAAGTAACTAATCCAGATGTTGTCGTTGACCAATCAAACGGAACTGGTAAATACAGTGGTTTTACAGTGGAATATAAAGACGTTAAATTCCCAGATAGCATGCCTATCAACGAAGGGGATAAGGTAACATTCAACCTTCCAAAAGAAATCAACTTCCAAACAAACTATGATTTTGATGTCTATAACCCAGAAAAAGCTGTTGTTGGTAAGGCTTCAACTGACCCTAAGACACAAACAGTAACAACTGTATTTAACGATTACTTCAAGAACCATCCACTCAATAAACAAATGTCATTGAAGCTCGATGCTAAGTGGACTGACAAGGTTGAAAGTGGCAAGCCAGTTAACGTTAATTTCAATGGTACAGTGGTTACTGTAAATATTGGAAAAGAGCAAGAAATCGGTAAAGATGAATTGCTTTCTAAATGGGGTAGTCAAGACGAGAATGACCCAACTGTTATCAACTGGACTGCTCGTGTGAATTACGCTAAGAGAGTGCTCAACTATGTGACTATCATTGATGAAATGTCAGAGAATCAAAAGTTAGTTGATAACTACTTTGAAATTAAAAACATTGAAAGTGTTGATCCGTGGATTGACAAAGGCTCAGCTATGGACTTAGTTAAGTCTATCAGTAAGTCAGATCGTGGCTTTACTATCAAGATGGATCGCTTGGATCACATGATCTACATCAACTATAAGACTAAGCTTGTTAACGCTGTCAAGGACTCAGTTAACCCAACGAACAAAATTGAGTTGAAAGCAGAAACAGATGGAGCTACTTCGTATAGCTATGTGCAACTCGTAGGAGGAAAGGGTGATGCGAGCGGTGAAAATAAACCAGAACCTACATTTGAGATTCCTCGTGAAGCTCCAAAAGTTGACATTCCTGAATTTAACGGCGGCATCCCTGGTATTCCTGAAGAACGTGTGAAACCAGAATATACTGAGCCAATCGGAACTGTTCCGAATGATGCACCAGTGCTAGACAAACCAGAATGGAACGGTGGAACAGTACCGTTTGACGCCCCACAATATGATAAGCCTGAATGGAATGGTGGGGTAGTGCCAAACGATGCGCCAGTGTATGATAAACCATCAATCGACATTAACGACATCCCTTTGATGCCACCAGCTCCAGTCGTAGAAATTCCAGAATGGAATGGCGGAACTACTCCATTCGATGCACCTAGCATTGATAAGCCAGAATGGTCTGGAGGTGTCGTACCATTTGATGCACCAGTTTTGGACTTGCCAGAGCTTGAAATTCCAGAGGAACCAACTAAACCAACACCAGAAAAACCTAGCACGCCAGAAAAAGCCCCTAAAACGAGCGTAGAGCGTCCTAATGACAAAGTGGCACAATCTACCACAGTGTCTTACAAGCTCGATTCTGAGCCAAAAGAGGTGGTAAATACGACAGTTTACGGCGGTGTTCTCCCTAACACTGGTGAAAAAGAGGGCATCATGTCAACTCTTGGGCTTGTGGTTATCGCTGCAGGCATCACAACTTTGGGATTGAGCTTCAAGAAGTACAACGAAGGTGAGGAAGAATAATCATGAAACTAACAGAAACACAAGTCGTATTTTACAATGCTGAAAAAGATGGATTTCTTGAAAAATACAAAGACAGAGGCACCCTAGCATTTGAAGCAGGTTATACTACCGAATTAAGACGTGCACTAGTCCTGCCGTTCTGCCCGTATGAAAAACAAAAAGACGAGTTCGACAAACTTGCTGATACATTTGGCTGCGAAGTGCTTAATGTGGAAGTTGAATACAACGTAACTAAACTTGACGGTTCGGACTTTGAACGCCCAGAGCGTGAAGGATCCTTGAAGAATGGAATCGAAGCGCTTATGGAATTATTGACTAATTAACAAATTAAGCAGTGGTGGGAGGGTAGGCATTAAACGACATGGAGCAAGAAATTTACAACGTCGAAAACCGTTGGCGGAACAAGTACATGAATTTAGGTCGCGAGTTGGGCGAGATTATCAACAGCCAACAAGACAGAATCTTGTCGCTATCTCAAGAAAACAACAAGCTCAAACGGGAGAATTGGAACCTAAAAAAGTCAAAAGGCAGGAAACGGCTTTAAAATCGCTTGTAACCGTCTTAAATAATCTAGTGGCACAATTACACTAGAGAAACGGCAAATAACCCCCAAAATTTGAGAATTAGGGGCATTTAAAAAGGATATGACATGGAAAATATGACATTCACAGAGTTGCAGCAAAAAATGCAACTTGAAAAAAAGAAAGAGGGTACAGCTAAGTACGCTTCAAGGCACGTCGAGGACATTTACAACTTCTTTAAAAGTTTGAAATCAAATTGGAGCGTTGTCGTCAACTATGATCTAGTCGAATTTTCTGGCAAGACTTTTGTCAAAGCTACTGCAACGGCGTCTAACCGAGAGGAAAAAGAGCAAGCAGTAGCTTTCGCAGAATTGTCTCCGGTACCTATTTTGAAAACTCGTAACGGTGATTTAAAACAAATGAACGAGCCGCAATGGGTGGGAGCCGTGCAATCATACGCCGGCAAGTACGCCGTGCAAGCGCTGTTTGCAATCGGTGAGGAAGATGTGGACCATTTTGAAGTGGCGGAGGAAAGTTTGAGGCCAAACCAACCTCACAACTCCAATCAAAACCAGCACCCGCAACAAGTACGCTACGAGTCAAGAATCGACCAACAACCTAACTTCATCAGCAATGAGCAACATGACACAATCATGCAACTAATCAATGAATTGGCTCTAATTACTGGGCAATCAGTTGAAACAGTAGCTAATTACTATTTGAAGAAGTACAAACTCAACGATTTCCATGAGGTACTAGTGCCAGGATTCGACGTGGTAACTAACGACATTCAAGGGCAAATCTACCAACGAAAGGGATAGAACATGAAGGACGTAACAAATAATTTTTTAGAAACAATCGAACCAATCTATACGCCGGGGACAATTAATTTTGATTTTGACAAATTCGATGCAGCTATCCAAGCGGCAGTTAGCGAGCTATCAGATGAACAACTGGACAAACTTGAATATAACGATGTCTTAAAAGAAATCACACGCTTCAAAGGGCTTGGCGACAAACTTGACGATAAGCGTAAGGAAATCGGAAAAATCTACAAAGACCCACTCACTGAGTTTGAATCTAAACTAGCGACTTCACTAGAGCCATTGAATGCACTTCTTGACAAACTACGTGCTAAACGTGATGAAGTCAAAGAACACAAAAAAACGCTACGAATTGACCACGTTAGATCAGTTTTTGAAAGCAAATGCGAGCTAGCCGGACTAGATAAGGACACATTCAAGGACAAGTACGAGAGCTTTTCTAAAGTCGGGGATTTCATGGATAAGAAAATGAAGCTCAAAAAAGCGACTGAGGAAAAGATTGACGCCCTTGTTTTAGCTGAATATGACCAACTTGAGGAATACAAGGCCAACGTTGCCATGATTGAGGAACAAGCCCTTGACTATGAATTACCAGCGGAGCCATACACTAGAGCATTGCAGAACGGCACACCTCTAGTTGAAGTCTTGCAACAAATGAAAAAAGACCGAGATGCAGCTATTGAACGCAAGCAACAAGCGGAAGCTAAACAAAAAGCAGAAGCGGCACGCCTAGCAGAAATTGAAGCATTGGCCCAGCAGTCAGCGAACGAGGAAATCAAGGCGGTAAATGCTGAAACTGGTGAAGTTATCGAAGACACTAAACCAGTCGAGGAAGTGCCTAGCAAACCCGCTGAACCTTACAAGGTCAATCTTGTTCTTACGTTCCACGGTGGAGAAAACCAATGGCATCAATTCGCTAAGCTGTTGGATGACAACTTTGTAAATTATGAAATTCTAGGAGAAAATCAATGATCAATTCGACCGTACTCGTTGGGCGCTTAACTCGTGACCCAGAACTAAAATACACGACCAGCAATATTGCAGTAGCTACATTTAGCCTAGCGGTTAACCGTAACTTCAAGGACGCTAACGGCGAACGTGAAACAGACTTTATCAACTGCGTTATCTGGCGTCAGCAAGCTGAAAATTTGGCGAATTGGGCTAAAAAGGGAGCGTTGATTGGAATCACTGGACGCATCCAGACCCGTAGCTACGAGAATCAGCAAGGTCAACGCGTCTATGTGACTGAGGTTGTCGCTGAGAACTTCCAAATGTTGGAAAGCCGTGCAGCGCGTGAAGGGAGTAGCGCAAGTCAAGGCAACAATTTCCAAAACGGGAACGGTCAAGGTGGATACAACCAACAGCCAAGCAATCAAGGCTACCAGCAACAACCGAACTTTGGGCGCAACGACCAAGTGCAGTCGCACGCTGCGAATACTACATGGCAAGGCGATCCGCTAGATATCGATGAAGACAGCCTTCCGTTCTAGGAAAGAGGTGGCGCATGGGGTTTAAACCAATTAAAGGGTACGAGGGTATCTATGAAGCGTGTTCCGATGGCACAATTTGGTCGAGTGAAGGCAAAGTGACTTATAGTAATTGGCACGGAAAGATTAGGAAGCGCGTCTGGAAGCGTAGAGAAATCAAGCCGCAGATACAAAAGCGAGTAAGAAGCGCACACAGCGACAAGCGGGTGAAGTTATGGAAAAACGGCGTGGTAAAAACACATCTTGTAAGTAGACTAATAGCCACTGCATTTATTCCCAACCCAGAAAATAAAGGTTTTGTTAACCACAAAAACGGAAACCCGCTAGACAACTCAGTTAAAAACCTTGAGTGGGTGACTAGGGCGGAAAATCAATTACACGCTTTTAAAACGGGGTTAATGAGCACAAACAAAAAAGTTACCTTGAAAGACCTATCAAATGGTGCAGAGTACCGCTTTAACAGCTTGGCAGATGCCAGTCGTTTTCTCGGTATGAATCATGGTTTTCTAAGTAACAGACTGAAAAGAGGTAAGGGAGTGGATGGATATGAAGTGGAATTGGTCTAAGGTGAAGCTATGAAAATGATTTTAAACATCGAACCTAAACCACAAACAAGGCCACGATTTAGCAAGTTTGGAACTTATGAAGACCCCAAAATGAAAGCGTGGCGTCGTCAGTGCTCGCAACTTATCGAGCAAGAATACGACGGACAATTCTTTGACGGACCGATTATGGTTGATGTCACTTTCTACATGAAAGCCCCGCTGAACGTATCAAAAAAGCCTACGCCAAAGGCTAGAGCTAAAACGTGGGACAGATTCAAGAAATTCACAGCTGAAAGACTTTGGCATGCTAAAAAACCCGACGTTGACAATCTGGTAAAAGCGCTCTTTGATAGCATTTCAAACGCTGGATACAACAAAGTGGATAAAAAAGGGATTGTTTGGACGGATGACAGTATTGTTTGTGGTTTAATAGCTCGCAAGAAGTACAGTCCTAACCCACGCATTGAATTAGAAATCAAGGAGCTCGGATGAATAGCAGATATAAAGACAAGCTAGTCGGTGTATACGCTCCAGGCAATTATGACCACACAAGCGTATTAGGTCAAACGCAAGAGTTTTCGAGATGGTTCTGGGCTAATCGTAAGGACATGGAGCTTATCAGCGTCAAGTTAGGTGTCGACGTAAAAAAGCTAAATCGTATACTAACACTAGAGCAGTTACCGGATGAGGACTTGTTGAGAAAGATGGTGGAATTATGCAAGTAAAGGAATATGCCTTATATAAGGGCGAGGAACTACTGGCAATGGGAACTAAGCGTGAGATAGCTGAACAACTAGGTGTGTCAGTTAACTCAATCAGTCACTATGGTACACCAGTATATGCTAGAAGAACCAGCGAGAACGGAAGGAGATTAGTTAAGTTATGAAATATGCGGTAGTAGTGTATTACGACAACATGGAAGACAGTGTCCATGTATTCAACGATAAGAACGACGCTATCAATGAATTGCACCGCCTAAGAGGTGTTAAATATCGTAATTCGAAGAAGTATACAGTGGAGTTAGTTGAATGCGGTGGATAGTAAGAGTGGCGCGAAATATGGATGATGTGAAAGAGTGCTATTTCACCGACAGGGAGAAAGCACTGGAACGCATTGAGATATTGAAGCGTTTGAGTTTAGCAGTGGGTGATGTCACTGTTTGGATGGAGGAAATTGACGATGATGAATAAGGATGAAGCAGTACAGAAACTAGCAACAGCAGGACGCCTTTCAATAGCCCATGCAGAAGACTTATATGATTCGCTCTTCCCTAAGCCAGTCGTACCGCAGTATGTTGCGGACTGGTATGAGGAACATAAGGGTAATATCGATTATGGCTTTTGGGAGTACCTTGTGGATTGGGAACAACAAGAACCTAACGACTTTAAGAATTGGGTCAGCAGAGAGTACAACACAATAACAACCCTCGCCAACATGCACCAGTTTGGCTACGAGGTGGAGGAAGAGAAGCGGTATACAGTTATGATAAAAGCTGTTCTTGGTCAGTATTTGGGAAGATATTACCTGAATGACGAGGAACTGACACCTCAATTCTCAAGAACACAATTTACATTAGATGGAGAACGTCCGACCTTCACCCGCAAAGAGCTAGAAAATGCTGGGTTTGGTTGGGTTTTCAACTGCGAGGGCATTGAAATCGAGGAGGTGGAATAGATGGCTAAATTTATCAAAATAAACACACTATACCGTGGTTTCATTGAAGAAAGAATTTTGAACGTGGACGATATCTCAAATATACACATCGGGGCCAATATGATTTCCATGAGAACTCCATTTTTAGATGGCTCAAATAATTTATCGGTGACAGAAGAAACCATCAAGAAGTTAGAAAAAGTTTTAGAAGTGGTAGAGGTGGACGATGGAAACGATTAAAGCTATTTTGATGGTCGTAGCTGCGGTTTACGCTTGGCGCACATTGTTTGGAGGTGACTGATGAATAATCTAATCAATAAAATTAACCAATGGGCTATTAGCCACGGGCTAGACAAGGGCAATCCTAAAATCGAATGGATGAAGGTTACTGAAGAAGTGGGCGAGATTCGAGACGTGTTTCTAAAACCGCATGATTTCGTTGATCCAGAATGGTCGTTAAAAGATGCTATAGGCGATTCTATCGTAACGCTAATAGTTTTATGCTTGCAATTAAGCTACGACGTCGAAGAGTGCCTCACAATAGCTTATAACGATATTAAAGACAGAAAGGGAGTAATGATTGATGACAACTTTGTCAAAACCAAAACGAGACAACCAGCTAACGATAGCCACGATTCTACTACTGGTCTCACTGGCCATCAACGTAACGGCTGTACTACGAGTAGCCAACCGACCTATCGAGACGGTGGTTATCCACAAGGCTGACAATGCAGTGGAATTACATGGCAAGGTTACTGGAAAATCTATGGTCGGTAAGCTCTACACTATTGATTGTGGGGCTTACGGGAAATTCCTTGTAAGCAAGGAACAGTACGATGCGGTAAACGTTGGGGATGATATTCCTAGCTATCTGAAAGGGAGAGGGCAATGATACCAAAATTTAGAGCTTATGATGGCGGCTCGCTATGCCGCATGTACAGTCCAGAAGAAGTAATGGTTAGCAATGGCGACATTTGGATTATTGATGAGGATGGCGTTGCTGGTGAATGGATTGTGAATAACGATCTATCTCTAATGCAATCAACAGGACTAACCGACAAGAATGGCAAAGAAATCTTCGAAGGGGATATTCTTGGTACGGATGGGGGATTGTTGGATGGTGTAGTCGAGTACAGAACTGATTTAGGTATGTGGACGAATAGTTTGTTTAGATATAATAATTTTGAACGGCTATGCTGCATAGCTAATTCAAGAGAAATTATCGGGAATATATGGGAGAACGGTGAGTTACTTGACGGTGAAAATACAGAAGAAAATTGAGTTCGACAATGAATGTAAGTGTCTTGTTGATTATTCTGAATTAGAAAAGGCAATTCTGTGGTATCAGAAAAAACCTTCTTTAAGCAAGAAAAAAATATATTTGCACGGTCACTACCCTGCCGTTTCAATCCATAACGAAAAGATTCATGTGCACAGGCTTTTAATGCAATATTGGCTAAGAACAAGAATTCCATTTGAATATAGCGTGCATCATTTGAATGAGAATAAGTTGGATGCAAGAAAAGAAAATTTATCTTTGATATTGAATAAAGCTCATAATAGCAAACATAATAAAGGACGTGTTTTTTCAGAGTCTCACAGGAGAAAAATAAGCATGGCAAATCATAATAGAAAAGGCTTAAAAATGAAAAAGCGCATTTCAATCCCATTGGAAGAGTTAAAAACATTCTTGGTCGAAGGTAAATCAATAAATTGGATTGCATCACATTACGGGTGCGATTGGTCAACTATTAGAAATAGAATCTACGAGAATCCGGAACTATTAGAGGTGATCTCATGAGTAAAACATACCAATATTCAGGGCTGACACCAGAGCTACATCAGCGGTTGGTTGATGAACATGCAACACTGAAAAAAGCACACAAAAAAGGCTCTTATAAGCAGTTTTTCCAAGATGTGAAACAGTGCAGTGAAGTACAAGCTCGCATCATTTATCAAGCCTTTAACAGTGCAGTCGTTGAGCGTGCGAGGATATCGCCAGCGACAGTCGACAGGTTAGAAGGCATTATCTCCGATGAACTATTCGACGACCTTCAAGACTATCTGTCTACTAATTACACAAGAGGGAAAACCACTAAACCAGTTTTGGATAAAATCAACGCAGGACTGCCAGAGGGGCTGTTTAAACGATTTCAAGAAGAAGTGGAAGAACTACGCAAGGAACACCCTAACAACCTAAATAACTATATTAGAGACGTCAAGGACTGCGACCAGAAAAATGCTAACAGAACCCAAAACGCCCTCAATCTGTGCTATGCGGAAAAAGCTGCTCTAACGCCTTTGAAAGCTATTCAAATGGAAGGGCTGCTGACAAGAGAATTGTTCAGCGAAATTATTGATTTTGTTTTCAATAACTACGAATGGAGCGAGAGGTTGGATAGCGAAGTTAATCGCATCATTCGTAAATATCGGAACAAAGACAAGGTAGGTCGTGAGAAGACCACGGTAAAAAAAGCCTTATATACAGCCTATGCACTAGGCGTGTAGCTAGAACGGTTTATGAGGGTTCGACTCCCTTGCTAGCTATTACCAGTAAATAAGAAATTAGAATCGAGGAGCCTTTTTTATTTCGTTCACTAATCTAAAGCGTCTTACTGGTGGCGTGATTATTCAAGGCTTTATGCCTGCAAAAAGATATAGGTCAGAAATCTCCATAATTCATCCAACTTAATTCTTGTATTATTTCAAAAAAAGGAGGAAAACCTCCAAAATGATTTCACTATATCTAGGCTGGAATGGTTACTCAAGGGGTTCGATTCCTCTTGCCAGTCATTGTCTGTCATCACTAAAAATAAAAAATGAAGCTAAAAAATAAATATAGATTTTTAGTGGCTTGGACACTTTTTAACACTTTTTTAACACCGGACAAGCTGACAGACCTTGTCCAAACAAAAACCCAGCAAATTTTAAGAAAAAAGGATGTGAAACACCCTCTTTCTTATTGATATCGCATTACAAATTAAAAAGCCGAAGACCTTGCTGGTGCCTTTGGCTAGAAAGGAGGTAGCACCAAGGCTCACAAACTCAATCTTTTCATATCTCTTAATAACGAGCCGAAGAAAATAAAAAAGACCGACACAATGGCCGGCACTCTTTGAAAGTCAACACTACTATTATACCAGAGAGGGCAGAACAATGCTATTGCCGGAAATTGATGAAAAAGCAACTATTAAACGTTGCAAGCGCAAACTTCGAGAATATCCAAGATGGCGAGAGATTGCACACGACAGAGCTGAGCAGAAGATTACACAGGAATTCACATTTATGCCCAGAGGTGGCAGTGGAGTGAGCAGACCTGTGGAAAATATTGCAGTCAGACGTGTCGATGCAATGAACGAGCTAGAAGCCATAGAGCAAGCAGTTAGTGGGCTATATCGTCCAGACTATCGCAGGATACTGATAGAGAAATATCTAGCCTATCCACCTAAGCCAAACTGGCAAATCGCCCAAGCAATCGGTTTTGAAAGAACAGCCTTTCAAGAATTGCTAAATAATGCTATCCTAGCATTTGCAGAATTATACAGAAATGGTCAATTAGTTGTGGAATGCTGAAATTTCGGTATTTTGACGGATAAAGCACGGTATCTTACAAGTGTTTAAAGTGGTATTATTATATTATCGAAGAAAAACGGAGACAACTCATTTTGTGGGTTGTCTTTTTTATGCACAAAAATCTAGCAGTGAAGGAGGTGGACATATTGGGCTAAATCAACGACAGAAATTATTTGCTAGTGAGTACATCAAGTTAGGGAACGCTACACAAGCAGCAATTAACGCTGGATATAGCGAAAAGACGGCAGGGCGTATCGCTGGACAAAACTTGAAAAAACTTGAAATTAAACGCTTTATCCAAGCCGAAGTTGAGAAGATGCACGATGAGAATATCATGGATGCCAAAGAAGCCCTGTCCATTTTATCCGACATTGCAAGGGGCAAACGTGATGAAGAAGTCTTGATGATGAATCCATTGACTGGTGAAGTTGAGCGGCTTATGAAGAAGGCTGACAACAACACAGTTATCAAGGCAATCGTTGAAATCTTGAAACGTTATCCAACGGCTAAACAGTCCGAGAAATTGGAACTTGAAATCAGAAAGCTAAGAGAGCAGCTTGACAGCGGTGTTGAAGGCACAATGAACGTCAACATCATCAACGCATGGGAGGGTATCCCAGATGACAACGATTGACATTCAGAAAAACGTTAACCCGCATTTCAAATCGGTTTGGCAGTCTAACAAACCTTACAACGTCTTAAAAGGTGGTCGGAACTCTTTCAAATCCTCGGTTATCGTGCTGAAACTCGTCTATATGATGATTAAGTACATCATGCAAGGTGAAAAAGCAAATGTTGTAGTTATTCGAAAAGTAGCTAATACAATCCGTGACAGCGTGTTTAATAAGGTTCAATGGGCCATTAGTCTATTTGGTCTGGACAATCATTTCAGAGCTACCGTAAGCCCGTTTAAGATAGTCCACAAGCGTACTGGTTCCACCTTCTACTTCTATGGTCAAGACGACTTCCAAAAACTGAAATCAAATGACATTGGAAATATCATCGCAGTCTGGTACGAGGAAGCAGCTGAGTTTGACAGCGCTGAGGACTTCGACCAATCAAACGTCACTTTCATGCGTCAAAAACATGAGAAAGCCCCGTTTGTGCAATTCTTTTGGTCGTATAACCCGCCCAGGAACCCATATAGTTGGATAAACGAGTGGTTTGAGGACATCAAGACTAATGATAACTATCTAGCGCATTCAAGCACCTATCTGGACGATAAGTTAGGTTTCGTGACTGAGCAAATGCTTGAGGATATCGAACGCATTAAACAGAATGATTACGACTATTACCGCTACTTATATTTAGGTGAAGCGGTTGGTCTGGGCAATCAGGTCTATAACATGAGCACATTCCATGCTATCGATAGTTTACCGACGGACGATAGACTTATCGGGATATCATTCGCAATGGATACCGGACACCAACAATCAGCTACAGCTTGCGGTGCTTATGGATTGACTGCCAAAGGCAACGTGATATTGCTTGATACATTCTATTACAGCCCCGCTGGTCAAGTAGTTAAAAAGGCACCGAGTGAGTTGACTGTAATGATCAGCAACTTCATCGACAAGGTACTCAAACAGTACCGAGTGCCAAAACTGAGAATGACAATCGATAGCGCCGAGGGTGCTTTGAGAAACCAATACTTTAAGGATTTTGGCGAGCGGTGGCATCCAGTTGCTAAGAAGAAGAATCAGACCATGATAGATATGGTTATCAGTCTATTAGCTGAGGGGCGCTTCTACTACCTCGACATACCAGATAACAAGATATTCTATGAGGAACACAAGATGTATCGATACGATGAGAAGACGATACATTCTGACGATCCAAAAGTAATCAAAGAGGATGACCACACAGTCGATGAATTTAAATATTTCGTGTTAGATAATGCCAGGGACTTAGGTCTCAAAGCATAGGAGAAGAAAAAAATGGGAATCATACAGACCATTAAGGACTTATTCAAAAGGAGTAATTATGTGATGACTAACCAAAGTCTAAACAGTATCACCGACCACCCTAAAATAGCTATCTCACCCGAAGAATACAACCGTATCATGGATAATCTCAGATACTTTGCTGGGGCGTTTGACCGTGTGAGCTATCGAGACAGCAATGGAACAGATTTAAAACGTGATTTTAACCACTTGCCCGTTGGACGTACAGCGTCTAAGAAGGTAGCCAGTCTCGTATTCAACGAACAAGCTAAGATTCAAGTGGATAATGAGACGGCTAACGATTTCATTAATGAAACACTGAAAACTGATAGATTCAACAAGAACTTTGAGCGCTATCTGGAATCATGCCTGGCTCTCGGTGGGCTTGCTATGCGTCCATACGTTGACGATGACCGTGTTAGAGTATCATTCGTGCAAGCGCCGGTATTCTTGCCCTTACAATCAAATACGCAAGATGTATCGAGTGCTGCTATTGTCACTAAAACACTTAAGACGGAAGGTCAGAAAGTAAAATACTACAGTCTTATTGAGTTTCATGAGTGGACTAAGGACAGTTACACAATCAGCAATGAGCTATACGAATCTGAATCTAAAACTCGTATCGGTCAACGTGTCCCTCTATCAATGCTCTATGAGGATTTAGAAGAAACTGTAACACTCAACGGGCTTACAAGACCATTATTCACGTACCTTAAGCCTCCAGGGATGAACAACAAGGACATTAACAGTCCTTTAGGGTTGTCTATCTTCGACAACGCTAAAACTACAATGGACTTCATCAATACTACCTATGATGAGTTTATGTGGGAGGTCAAAATGGGCCAGCGTAGGGTTGCTGTACCAACTCAAATGATTAAGACTGAGTACGATACCAACGGTGAGAAAGTAACAGTCAAGCGTGAGTTTGAGACTGGCCACAATGTCTACGAGCAATTTGATAGCGGCGACATGGATAAGGGTATCGGTATTACCGACCTTACTACTGACATCCGCTCGGACGACTATATCAAGGCTATCAACAAGGGGCTGAGCTTATTTGAAATGCAACTAGGCGTGTCCGCTGGCATGTTTAGCTTTGACGGTAAATCTATGAAGACTGCCACTGAGGTCGTATCGGAGCAATCAGACACATATCAAATGCGTAATTCTATCGCTACTCTTGTAGAGCAGTCTTTGAAAGAATTGGTAATTTCAATCCTAGAGATTGCTAAAATCTACAATCTATACACTGGTGAAATTCCAACGATGGATGAAATCAGTGTTGATTTAGACGATGGTGTATTTACTGATCGTAACGCTGAGTTCGATTACTGGTCTAAGATGGTAGCGTCTGGATTCGCACCTAAAACAATGGCCATTGAGAAAACTCTTAATGTCACCGAAGAACAAGCTCAAGAGATTTACCAAGCAATCAATGACGAGACCATGGTAAGCGCTGATAGTTTTAGGACAAGCGACGAGGTTGACATCTACGGGGAGTGATAGGCTATGGCTAAAAAGAAGCGTATCAAGTTAAATGACCAGCAATTAATGTTGATGGCTGATAATGTTTCAGATATCTACCGTCAATTATGTAACGACCTATTCGATAATGTGGTTGAACGATTACATGACCGAGGGACTTATTACCTTGACCAACAGCCTTATCTATGGCAATTAGAGAAAATGGCTGATGTCGGTATGCTGAACAACCACAATATCAAACTGATTGCTGAGCGGTCTGGGATTGCTGAAAAGCAAATCAAATACATCATTGAGAACGAGGGTTACAAGGTCTACAAAGATACTCATGAGCAATTAAACTCTAACGCTTACGATTACAATGTTATGAAAGACCTTATCAGCTACTCTAATCAAGCTATTCATGACGTCCATAATCTTATTAATACGACCTTGCCAAAGAGCGTGCAAGCGACTTACAAGGATATTATCGAAACTACGGTAGCTAAAGTAATTACTGGAATGGCTACGCCTCAGAAAGCCCTTGATGAAACGATAATGAAGTTTCAAGAACGTGGTTTCTATGGCTATACTGATAGAGCTGGACGAAGGCAAAGAGCTGACGCTTACGCTAGGACAGTTATTAAAACGACTGCTAGACGTACATTCAATGAAATGCGAATGAGACCAGCTCAAGAGCTAGGGATTGATACCTTCTATTACTCAATTAAGGCTGCGGCTCGTGAAATGTGTGCACCTATCCAAAATCAAATTGTAACTACTGGTAACGCTAGGACTGAAGAAGGCGTTAAGATATTTGCTCTTGATGATTATGGCTATGGCAAGCCCGGAGGGTGCCAAGGTGTAAACTGTGGGCACACTATGACCCCGTTCATTCCCGGTGTCAACTATATGCCAGACATTGACGATGACTTAAAGAATCTAACTGAGGAACAAGCTATCAAGAATGCCAATGTCCAGAGCAAACAACGAGCAATGGAACGAGCTATTAGAAGCACCAAAGAGCGTCTACACGTTGCCGAAACGATGCACAATGAGGAATTGACCGCAAAATACAAAACGAGGCTTACAGAACAGAAGAGAGCCTTGAAATCGTATGTTGATAAATACCCATTCTTGTATCGAGATAGAGAGCGTGAGAAATACCACGATGACCCACTAGCCAAGACTCGTGAAGCCATTAGGCAACGGGATATATTGGCAAAAAAACACGCTTAAAAGATGTAAACTAGTATTATTAACAATACTACGTATAGACATGGATTTAAACAGAAAGCTGGTGATCTATTCTTGACTCGTAGGAACAGACTACATAAAGAACCGTATCAATTTTGATGCGGTTTTTCTTATTGACCTGTCGAATGTCGTAAAACTAGGCAAATTCAGTCCACTGGACGTAAAACGAAGGAGTTTTAAGCATGAGTTTAAAACGAGATATGTTGATTGAAGCAGGTATCACAGATAAAGCGGTTATCGATTCCTTAATGAATGCGTACGGTTCAGGGATTGAGAATGCCAAAGCACAAGCTAAGTCTGAATTGCAAGCTGAAAACGACAGCCTTAAACAACAACTTGAGCAACAAAGCCAAGCACTTGAGGACTTGAAAGCTAAAGAGGGAGCGAGCGAGGAACTCAAACAACAATTGACGGACTTACAAGCTAAATTCGACACTTACAAGTCAGAGAATGAAGCTAATCTTGCTCAAGTTACCAAATCAAACGCTATTCGCCTAGCTTTGAAAGATGTGGATGCTCACAATTCGGATGACCTTGCTAAATTCATCAACTTTGACGAAATCGAGCTTGATGAAGCTGGAAAACCTAAACTAGACAAGGTCATTAAGGGATTGAAAGAAACAAGCCCGTATCTTTTCAAGCAAGAAGAACAAGCGGCACAACCTAAAATCTTCGCTGGTGGAAATCCATCTGCTAGTCAGAACGGACTCACTAAAGAAGATTTTAAACGCATGGGAATCAATGAGCGTCAAGAACTCTTTGATAAAGACCCAGAGCTATACCAACAATTGAAAGGATGATTTAATCTATGGTTCTTGGAACAACAACGACTGCACAAGTCATCAATCCACAGGTTATGGCTGACATGGTATCAGCTAAATTGCCTAAACTTATCAAATTCACACCACTCGCCGTGGTAGAAACTACCCTTGTAGGTCGTCCAGGTGACGAGCTTACAGTGCCACAATGGACTTACTCTGGTGATGCCACTGAAATCACTGAAGGCACTGCCATTCCAATCGACCAATTGGGCACAAAAGAAACAAAAATGAAGATCAAACAAGCTGGTAAGGCTATTGAAATCACTGACAAAGCCGCTTTGGTTGGACATGGCAACGTCTACGGTGAAGCAACTAACCAGATTGCCCTTGCTATCGCTAACAAGGTTGACAACGACATCGTTGAGGTTGCTAAAACAGCAACACAAAACATTACTGAAGCTCCTGTTTCAGTAGCAAACATTGACAAAGCCTTGGAAATCTTCGCAGACGAAGAAGACGCTCGTTATGTAGCGCTTATCAATCCAAAGGATGCTATCAAATTGCGTGCTGACGCTGGTCAGAACTGGCTTAAAGGCTCAGAAGTCGGTGCTGATGTTGTCGTTTCTGGTACATTCGGTGAAGTGGCTGGCGTGCAAATCGTCCGCACTAAAAAAGTTGACGAAGGAAAAGGTTTCCTTGTTAAAGTCTCTTCACTTCAAACTGACACAGACGACGATGCTAAATACGGTGCATTCGTGATCAACTTGAAACGTGATGTCATGATTGAAAACGACCGTGACATTTTGAAAAAGACTACTGTCTATTCTGGTGATGAATATTACGGTGTTTATCTCTACGATGACTCTAAGGTGGTTAAGTTCGGAGGTGCTTAATGGGTATGCTAATGCGTCGTCATTTGAGCGACAACGAACCTACTCCCGCTACTGAAATAGTAGAACAAGTAGCTGAAACACTAGAAGACAAGACCGTTGCTGATTTGCGTATCATCGCACAACAACGAGGTTTGACTGGTATTTCAGCACTTACCAAAGCGGAACTTTTAGACCTCCTAAAATAGCAAAGGGGGTGGTTGAATGACATATTTAACCGAAACAGAATTTTTGAAACTTGGTTTTGACGATGTAGAAGATTTTGAAAAGCTATCAGCTAGAGCTAGTCTCATAGTCGATGCTTATATCAAGAACTTCTACGACTTTACCGATTTTGATACTGATTTCGAACCTCGCAAGAAAGCCGTTAAGAAAGCAGTCGCTTATCAAATCGCTTATCTTGATTCAAGTGGTGTTATGACCGCTGAAGACAAATCTTCACTAGCAAGTGTGACTGTCGGACGTACTCATGTAAGCTATCAGAACAGCTCTAAATCGTCTAACAGTGGTCAGAAGTACAACCTATCCCTAGACGCTCTAAACTGGCTGACATTGGCTGGTTTCGGCTATAAGGCGGTGGGCTATGATAGATAAACGCATGTTAGTTGATACTGTCACAATTCAAAAACCGGCGGGAGAGAAGGACGCTTGGGGAAAAGTAATATATGATGAGCCCAAAACCCTTAAACCCGTTAGATTTGATAGGTCAGTATCTCACACTGGCAGTGGTCAGAACCAAAATGAGAATAATTTCTCAGTCCTCATGGTCTATCCGAAGTATACACCCATCGAGTTGGATGATAGTTGGTTGAATGGTCGAGTTAATGACACTCACCGAGACTACATCATTCGCAAGATTATCCCTCAGTATCATCCGTTTAAGCACACTATCCTATGCTATGAAATCGAGGTGATCTAATGGGTGCCGATGTAACTATCAAGGTAGATTTGCAGGGTCTCGAAAAGAAATGCAGTCCTGAAGCGGTCAGACGTGGTCAGATTGCCATGAGTAATCAAATGCTCTTGGACATGAACAAGTACACACCAGTTCAATCTGGGCACTTGCGAGGCAGCGGACATTCTAACGTTGATACGTTGGTATGGTCAACACCTTATGCACGAATTAGGTTCTACAATCGTAGACTTAAGCTATTCTTTTCAGAAAAACAACGGAAGTTCTTCTTTGCGAATAAGGACAGACTGCTAGCACAGAAACCGAAGCCCGGTACTGGTGGGCGTTGGGATAAGAAGGCTGCTGCCAAACACAGTAAGCAGTGGGGGCAAGTAGCAATTAGAGCAATGGGAGTTAGATAGTGAACAATAATGATTTTTCAGTGGTGTTAAAAGATTTCCTAACTGGTCTAGGCTTGCCACTGACACCTCGATTAGATTACCTAAATGAAGGTGAAGACTTGGTAATATACGCATTGCCTGGTGGCAAGGTTGAAGACGAGGATATGGCTGGCACACAGATTCTGTCGCTGCCTTATGAAATCGCCATTAAGTCCAAAGACCAACAGAAAGTCAATGCTACTCTTTGGAAAATCAACACTGAGCTTTCCAAAATCGGTCTTGAATTACCAAGTTTAAACAATTCTTATACATTCTTGTCATTGAAGGTCGAAACACCAAGTTTAAACGATGTCAATGACCAAGACTATTACATTTACTTGCTTGACTTACAAGCAACTATTGAAGTAGAAAGGAGCCTTAATTAATGGCTAAATTTAAAAATGCGATTCGCAAACACTATATCGCACCGTTCGACTCAGAGAATCCAGATAAAGTCCCAACAGAGGACAAATACATGTGGATTGCCAAGGGCATCAAAGAATCTGCACCAGAGAATGACGCAGAAGACGATGACGTGGCTTACTTTGACGGTGATGGTACTAAAGAGAAAGTTATCACATCTAAATCACGTGGACGCTCATTTGAAGGGCACCGTGACTATGCTGATAAAGCTCAAAATTTTGTCGTAGATAAGGAAGATGCCGTAGCAGACGATCTCATCGTTTGGTACAAAGAAGTTACCGCTGATGGTAAGACTTACAAAGAAGGTCTTGCTCGACTTTCTGAAATCGAAGTGGGTGACGGTGAAGCGTCTGAGCTTGAAACAATCAAGTTCCAAGTAAACTGGTCTCGTACACCAGAGAAACACGAAGTTACATCAGCACCAGCCGCAGCAGTAGCGGGAGCTGGTTCAGAAACCTCTGGACGTGTTGCTCGTTCTGGTGCATCATCAGAAACTGGTACACCAGTCGTAGGCGGATAATCTAACTAAATAAAACAAAGATAAGACAACTAGAGGGTGGGGTTTAGCCCTTACCCTCTTTTTTTCGTATTAGAAGGAGAATTTAAAACATGGTAGTAATTAAAAAACGTAGCAATGTGATCCCTGTCGATTTCGGTGAGTTCCAACTTAATTTCCCAGTGTCAGACGGTAATATTCAACGCATGAAGGCGGTTGGTGAGGATTTGCAAGCCAAAGGGCAAGCGTTCCAAGAAACAAGCGATGAAGAAGCCCTCGGAGCGTTGAAAGCATTGGTAGAAGATGGTTTCAACCAAGTATTTGATGATGAAGAAGCCTTTAAGCAAGTGTATGAGTTTGCTGGACAGTCAACGATTAACGCTATGTTCTATCTCATTGAAGCCATCAAAGGTATTTCAGAGGAATTTGAAAACCAAAACTCAAAAGCAGCCCTCGATAAGTATTTGAATGCTTGATTTATCACGAAGACTAACAGACAAGTTAGTTATTGATGATAAAGAGTACGCCCTGGACTTGTCCTTCGATAATGTCCTTAAAATGTTCGAGATGATGAGGGATGATGATATCCCAGAATACATCAAACCTCATTTTGCCATTCGGATGCTGATCAGCAAAAGCCTAGCTGGTACTACCAGAGAGGAAAAAGCTAAATCATTTAACAATGACTTTGAAAACTACTCGATTGAAGAGATGTCAAAGGTCTTCAAGTCGGTATTTGAGGAGCATATCAGCTTGTCAGACGTTAAGGACAATCATGTTGAGTATGACTTGGCTGGGAATCCGATGAAGACCACGGCTAGCGACGATACGAAACAGAGGGCACCTTATGATATCCGATACGACGGTGACTATATCTATGCTTCGTTCTTGCAAGCCTATGGCATTGACTTGTTCGATGTTCAAGGGGAACTTCACTGGAAAAAGTTTAACGCTCTACTATCCGGATTGCCAGAGGGCACGAAATTCATGGAAGTTGTCAAAATCCGGAAATGGAAACCGCAAAAGGGCGACTCAGCCGAGTACAAAGAGGAAATGCGTAGGCTTCAAAAAGATTATGCCCTTCCTAACGACATTATCGAGGATGAAGAATACGAAGAAGAAGAATTTTAGAAAGGAGGGATAATCTATGGCAGATGGTACAGTCACCATCAAAGCGTTGTTCGATGGAAAGGACGCCGAAAGTGGGGCTAAACGCATTAAGAGCTCTTTAGAAGGCTTGAAAGGGTCAGCCGGTAAGGTTGGTTCGGTGTTTAAGTCTGTCCTCGGTGCTAACTTAATCGGTGGTGCCATTATGGGCGGTATCAGCGCTCTTGGTAACGGCATGAAGTCAATGGTGGGTGAGCTTAACAGCTCGACTAAAGCATGGAAGACCTTTGAAGGCAACATGCAGCAGATTAACATGCCTACTGACCAAATCAAGCAGGTTAAAGGCGAGTTGCAAGATTTTGCGACAAAAACCATCTATTCAGCGTCCGACATGGCCAGCACTTACTCACAGTTAGCGGCAGTTGGTACGAAGAATACAACCGAGCTCGTTAAGGGCTTTGGTGGTCTTGCAGCAGCGGCAGAGAATCCGCAACAAGCCATGAAGACATTGAGCCAACAAGCCACTCAAATGGCGGCTAAGCCTAAAGTGCAATGGCAAGACTTCAAACTCATGCTGGAACAAACGCCAGCCGGTATTGCTGCGATTGCCAAAGAAATGGGCATGAGCACTGCCGAGATGGTGCAAGCTGTCCAGGACGGCAAGATTAAGACCGAGGACTTCTTTGACGCTATCGCCAAGGTCGGGAATAACGACACATTCAGCAAGATGGCCACAGAATTCAAGACTGTCGACCAAGCTATCGACGGGATGAAGGAATCTCTTGCTAACAAGCTAATGCCACAGTTTGAGAAACTCAATCAAATCGGTATCAAAGCAGTCGTAGGGCTTACTGATGCATTAGAGAGAGTTGATATCAACGGAATTGCTGACAAGATTGGCAGTGGGTTGTCTTCGCTTTGGCAAGGTTTCTCAAATACAGGAGCTTTAAAAAATCTTGGGGCGACTTTCACATATATCTCAAGCTCAATCAAGCAACTATTTAGCAACATCGACGGCAGTAAGCTCATGCAGGGCATCGGCTCGGTGTTCGGTGACATTGCTAATGGTATCTCGCAAGCTCTAAATATCGCTACGACCTCAGTTAGAAGTTTCATCAGCTCATTTGCTGACACTGGAGCGTTTCAATCGTTTAAAGCAGCGGTCGAAGATACTTGGAACGCCCTCAAGGCTATCGGTTCATCATTTGGTGAGGTATTAGGTAGCTCACAAATGCAGTCGATTATTGCAGGTATTGGCTCAGCTCTTGGAACGCTTGTAAACTGGATATCACAAGCTATTTCAGCGGTGTCTAAGTTTGTCAGCTCGTTGCCACCGGGTGTTCTAAACGGCATTACTAGCGGTATTTTGGCAATGGTAGCAGGTTTTATGACCGCAAAAGCTGGTATTTCAGCCGTCAGTGCGGCGTTGAGAGGCTTGGACTTCCTTAAAAGTCTCAATCCGTTCAAGAAATTCGGAGCGGATGCGGCAGAAGGCATGGCCGAAGCTGCTACTAGTGCAAGCAGTGGCAAGAGCAAGATTGCCCAAGTGTTTGAGAGCATTGGCGGTGTGATTAAAAACGCTGGTTCAGCAATATCGCAAGCTGCTAAGGGTATCGGAACGGGTATCTCTACAGCATTTAAGGGAATTGGTACAGCTATCAATATTGCCTTACAAGGTTTGAGAGGGTTAAACCCAGCCACCTTGCTATCATTCGGTGCATCCGTAGCCATTGCAGCAGTTGGAATCGGTGCCGGTATTGGTATCATCGTCGCTTCATTCACATTGTTAGCAACACAATCCCAAGGCGTTTCCCAAATTTTAAATGCCATTGGCTCAGCGTTCGGAACGGTTGTCGAATCGATTGGTAAAGCAGCAGGAACTATCATTGAAGCATTCGGGACTGCTTTCGGTATTGTTGTTAAAGCAGTCGGTGAAGCAGCACCAGGACTCGCCAAGCTTTCACCACTTGTTGAAGCTATCGGCACTGCTCTAGGCAATGCAGCACCATTCATTACAGCGTTTGGTAATGCTTGGACTTCTATTTTAGGAACGCTCCCAGCTATTATCAGTGCATTTAGCGGGTTGGTTGGTGCCATTGGTTCTGCAATCAGTCAAGTAGCTACCGCTATCACTCCGATTGTTCAAATTATCGGAAATACTATCACGGCAGTAGCTCAAATCATTGCTAATGCCATCGTGGCAATCGCTCCGGTAATTTCAAATTGTATCGTCCAAGTTGCTCAAGTAATCGGGCAATTCGGACCACAGATTGCAATGGTTTTACAAGTGATTGTACAAGCCATTCAAGCAACGGCACCAGTTATTATGACTTTGATTCAAGGGATTGTTACAGTTGTTCAAACAATGGCACCAGTCATTAGTCAAGTGATTTCTGCTATTGTTACAGTCGTTCAAACATTGGCGCCAATAATCAGCCAAATCATTTCAGCGATTGTTACTGCAATAACGCAAATCGTGCCGATCATCACGGCCATTGGTGGTGTGATTAGTGCTGCATTCAGTGGCATTGCATCGGTTGTGTCAGCAGCAGGAATGGCAATTGCTACCGCTGCAATGGGTATCGGTACGGCTATTAGTACGGCTCTTAGTGGTGTGGCAAGTATCATTAGTGCTACTGGCTCAGCCATTGGTGCAGCCTTGCAGGGTATTGCTAGTGTAGTGCAGTCAGTCGGGACATCAATCAGCACAGCGGCTCAAGGTATCGGAAACGGTATCAAGTCAGCGTTTGAAGGAATTTCAAGCGTAATTACATCCGCTGGGAGTGCAATCAGTAGCGTATTGAATAGCTTGGCTAATGTGTTCAACTCAATCGGTACGGCTGCTCAAAAAGCGGGGTCTGGCTTCAATCAGCTTGCTAATGGTGTCGTTAAGATTACCAATACCAACTTAGGAGACATGGCTGCATCTCTTGCGGCAGTTGCCAAAGGAGTTGGGTCAATTGGTAACAACTCAGCAGGGCTTGCTCAAGCTGGTACTGGTATGACTAAGCTCGGAGATGGCATGAGTAAGGTGTCTAGCTCAGCATCTAGTGCTGTGGCAGGTCTAAGCTCATTCTCAAGTACGATTACAAGTATTCAATCATCATTCACAAGCCTACAATCATTGTTGACTACAGCAGGAACAGCGTTCAGCACGTTCTCTAGTCAAGCTAGTCAATCGCTTGCTGGTTTAACGGCTATTGTAGCCCCTATCACTGCATTTAGAACACAAATCATGACACTAGCACCGGCTTTGATGGTTGCTGCTACTGGTTTAACTCAGTTCAGTACCGTTTCAATGTCATTGACTGCTAGCATGACTTCTATCAGCTCAAGCATGACTATGTTAACTACTAGCTTAACTATGCTAGCTACTCAATTAACTATGATCACTACGAGCATGACCATGATGGCCACTAGCTCAACAATGCTAGGCACTAGCTTAACTCTTGTAGGTACTCAGTTCACCATGATTGGTACATCACTCATGATGCTTAACAGTCAATTCATGGTATTCGCTACTAGCTTGATGCAAATGACTTCACAACTCATGATGGCAGGTTCAGCAGTGACCATGTTTGGTGCTCAACTCATGACTGCTCAAACTGGTTTCAGTATGGTTTCCCTGATGGCTACTATGGTATCTAGTCAACTTGCTATGCTTGCTAGCTCAGCTCAAATGGCAGGGGCGGGGCTTGCAATGGTAAGTGCTCAAGTAATGATGTTAGCTAGTGTGTTCGCTACTGTTGGAGCGGCGGCAATGACATTACAAGCTACAATGATGTCACTTGGTATGGCAGTTAGTGCAGGCATGATGTCAGCGGTTCAAGCTGTAACGTCTGGAGCTATGCAAATGACTGCGGCTCTACGTTCTAGCGGTACTCAAATGGTTGCTAGCACACAAGCCTTCATGAATCAGATTGTTTCAGCAGTCCGAAACGGCATGAACCAAGTGGTTGCGGCCATCCGTGCCGGTGGTGCTCAAATGGTATCAGCCATGCAAGCAAGCGGTCAGCAATTAGTTGCAGTTACGCAAGCAGCCGTTAACCAAGCAGCAGCCGCAGCAAGAGCCGGTTACGGAGCTTTCTTCTCAGCCGGTGCTTACATGGGTCAAGGTCTTGCCGCTGGTCTGATGTCAGCTCTTGGAGCAGTTACAGCAGCAGCTAACGCCTTGGTAGCACAAGCAGAGCGTGCTGCACAAGCTAAAGCCAAAATCCATTCACCTTCACACCTCTTCCGTGACCAAGTTGGTTGGTATATTGGTCTTGGTATTGCTCGAGGTATCGACGAATCAGCTCCAGAGGTTGCGAACAGTCTTGATTATATCCGTGACCAAGTCAACGGCTTCAATGTTCGAGCTAATGCAATGTTGACTGGTGCTACTTCAAACATGGCTAGTCAGTTGAAGATGGAAGTCTTGCGAGATAAAACCCCAGACGCTACGATTTCAGCACGTCAAGAAGCATACGCTGCACACTCAGCGGGCTTGCTTAACGATGTGATTGACGCTCTTGTAGACGTTAAGGAACAAATTGCACAGGGTCAAAACATGGTGCTTGACACTGGTGCTCTTGTAGGCGGTACAGTCAACAACTTCAACAGTGCTATCGACACAATCAAAACATTGAAAGGACGTCATAGGCTATGATTACTAAAATTAAAGAATATATATCATTCGGCGATTTTAATAGTCGTGACGCCGGATGGTATCTACAGAAACGTGAAGCACCAACCCCAGACGAGAAAGAGATTGTCGAGTCTATCCCCTTCATGCAAGGGGTGCTTGACTTCTCTAGTGTCTTGGGTGAGCGTGTCTTTGAGCCTAGAGAAATAACGTATGAGTTTAAATTGCCTTTTACGGAATACGAAGACCGCAAGACGGCAGAACGCATGATTAAGTCGCAAATGGTGACTAAAACAGAGCGCAAGCTGTTTGATACGCATGACCGTCGATATTATTGGATGGGTAAGATTAAGCATATCAAGGTGGCAGACGACCCGATTAAAAAGAATCTGGTCGCTACCATCGTATTCAAGTGCTACCCGTTCGCATTCCACGAAAACGAGTATTTCGATGATGTCTGGGATACTTTCGATTTTGAGAGTGATGATTCAACATGGACTAAGTGGCAGTTAGGCTATACAAGGTCGGAAAGGACAATCTATTTTGTTAATTCTGGCGACACGTCAATCAGTCCAGTTATCTATTGTGATGAAGACATCACGCTTACCGATTCAGAAGGGGTTATTTACAACCTTAAGCGTGGTGAAAATAGGGAGTTTGCATTGACCTTATATCAAGGTATTAACTACTTTAAAGCTAAAGGCAATGGCACGATTGCCATGCACTACAATAACGAGGTGATGGCATGAGTGCTAGCGGTAAAATCGAAGTATTTAACATTAGTCACACAGGGTACGCTGTTAAAGTCTCGAATCTCAGAAATGATACTGGTATCAAAGGGGTATCATTCCCAACGTGGAGCAGAAAAACAAACTACTCGCCTAGCGCAAACAAAGTTATCGACCAGGACGATATTATTTGGTATGACGGTGTTGAGTGGGGTGGTAACTGGTACTGCACTGTTAACGTCTCAGACCATAACGACGAGCGCGGGGAGTTTCTAACGCATATCTATGTATCTGACAATAATGGGCAACTTGTCGGAGTTGGCGGTGAAAAAATCGTCGTTCCAGAACCGCCCGAAACTGCTAAACAAAAAGGCGGGTATGCTGTTTACTGGTGGAGCGACTTCAACGCTAGACGTTGGGATAAGCTAAACCGCACCACGCATGGACGCAAGACGATTCACGATCCGTACAGCCCAAGAGGTGGTACGGTTATCGTTGGTGAAATCAACCAAGCTCTAAACACGATTCATGAGTTCTCGTTTGCTATCCCTTTCACGCACCCCCTCTATAACAAGATGGTGCCGTTTAAGTCTATTGTCGAAGTGGTCAATCTATACGATGGGAAGGTTGAGTTTGTGGGCAGGGTTTTGACGTCAACGAATGAAATGACAACGGACGGATTCGCTCAGAAAGTGACCTGTGAGGACTTCCTTTCATTCCTTCATGATTCCGCTCAATGGTTCCAGAAATTACCAAACCAAGGAGCAGCACCTTACTTAACTGAAATTTTAAGGGTTGCTAACGGCGAGGTTGAGGACTACAAACGCATTAATCTTGGCGTTTGCACGGTTAACAGTAGGACAGATAAACCTTGGCGTTATCTCGGTTATGAAAGCACTTGGGACTGTGTCAGAGAGCGGATTGTCAATAACATCGGTGGTTATTTAACCATCTACGAGCGGAATACTCGCCTATATGTGGACTGGACTTCCCAAATTGGTGAAACTAAGAAATCACCCCTTCAAATTGGGAAGAACATCAAATCTGCCAGCCGGGCACTTGATTTTGACGGATTGGCTACTCAAATTATGCCAATCGGGGCAGATATTCAAAAGGAACATCCAGACGAGGACCAAAGCCCAGATGTTACAAGGGAACAGCTAACCATTTGGCATGTTAACAATAACAGCGCCTACTTAGAAGACAAAGAGCTTATTAAAGAGTTCGGTATTATTCGTAAAGCTGTCATTTGGACAGAAATTGACAATCCTAGTGTCCTGTTAGCGCGTGGCAAGCAGTATTTGAGAAATCAAAAAATCGCACTCGCAAAATGGACGATTTCAGCGGTAGAGCGCTACTTAATTGATAATCGTTACGATAAATTTGAAATCGGGAATAAACACCCGCTTATCAATGCACCTTTATCTGGGATTGAAACTTTGCAAATCTTAGAGAAAAAAATTGATATCCTAAACCCACAGAGCGTTGATCTAACTATCGGTTCACAATCTCAATCGCTCGCAACATATCAATTGCAACTACAAGAAGCTGAAAACTCAATCGAGCGTGTTAAACAGAATACGTCAACGGCTAACAAGGAAAAACGCTTGAAGGCTTTACAAAGTCAACTTGCAGCGCTCAAGAACAAGCCTAGCACAGCACCAACGCCACCAACAGCACCTACACCGCCTAGCCCTAACGCATCAGCGGACGAGCTCGCAGCTTATGATAAGGCATACGCTGATTATCTTGTAGCCAAGGCTAACTATGATAATCAGTTAGCGTCATTCAACATGGACGAGCAAGAGCGTACTAGGACGATTAAGGACGTTGAAGCTGAAATCGCTAGATTACAAAAAGAACTAAATGGAGGTAATTAAACATGCCAGAAACTGAAGCAGAGGGACGTTTGAACCTCTACGATGATGTGACGCCTTTGGAGAACACTAAGAATATTAATGTTTTGACTAAGGCAATCCGAAAGAAGACAAGAGGGGCGGACGTTCGGGAAGCCATCGCCAAGGCTATTGAAACGACTTATGCTGACGGTGCCACTAATGGCAACACAAATATGGAAGTTATCAAAGCCCGTGGTCTTACTGGAAATCTTGATGATCGTCTCAGCACTATCGAGAACACTCTAAACGGCAAGGCGAGCGCTGAATTTGTCGAAAAGAAATTCAACAAGATTGAATCCAACGCTCCGAAAGCCGTCCTCAGCTCACTATCTGAAATCAGTAGCACTTACCCAAACGGTGCCAACGGCATCGTGGTAGCGAAAGACACGGGCAAGTGGTATTACTACGACGAAGGGGCTCGCTCTTGGAAAGAAGGGGGCGTCTATCAATCCCGTGGCCTTGGTGGTAACGAAGTAACCGCTGATAACATTGACTTCGCCCAAGGTATTAAGCAAATGCTTACTGACCGCATTACCGGTACTTTCTGGGTAGAAAACAACGGTAAGATTATCAACGACGTTGCCGGCGGATGGAGTCGCTACTTGCCAGTTAATCTATACAAGGGGAAAACCTATTACATCGTCGGTGTCCGAGGATTCCTTACTTATGTGACATCAGCGGACGGAAGCCGTGTAATCAAGAAATTAGCTAACAACGACACAGTGATTAGCACAGAATACACGCCAACAGAAGACTCGATTCTGTACGTATCTACTCAAAATAGCGATCCAAAACCAAAAGTTTTCAACGCATCAGTGGCAGAGTTAGCCGCTGCTAATGTTGATATGAACAATCTTCCAGACGGTTATATTTCGCTCAAGATTCCAAAATTGTCAGTCGACGTCAAGGCTACAGACCTTGATTTTGTAACAGAAATCAAGCAGATCCTTGATGAGAATACGTTTATTCGAGGTAAATTCTATACCGGCAACGGCCAAGACAAAGCGGATGCGCAAGATTGGGGTGTGTATCCCCCAATCACCCTAAAAAAAGGCGTTAAATACGGTTTGAAAGATGTTCGTGGGGTGTTTACTTACTTCCTCAGCGTCGATAACCGTAAACTCAAGCAATTCTCAACAAAAGATGAATTGATTAGCGGGGATTACACAGCGCCAGAGAACGGTTATTTGTTGATTACAAGACAGCTAAGAGACCCGCAATCAAAACTTATTCAAGGCGGGCTTTCTAAAGCGTCGTTGCTTAAGAATTTAGACTATGGGACTTCTGCCCTAGAATCTACTGTCAATTTCTTAAGCGCTGACAACAATAGCACTCGATTTGGCCAAAAGATTGACGGTATCGATTCAACGCAAAAAACCACGGTCAATAACCTAGCTTATATGTCTCCTGTTGATACATGGACTAAAACAAAGGGTTTTATCGACAGTGTGGATGTCTATGTTAAGGATGCAGGGACATATAATTTTGCTATTGGGAACATCGACCAAAACCAGTTGATTGTGTCACCTCGGACGTTCACTAAAGAACTCAGTGCGGGCTATAACCGATTGAGTTTAAGACATGAGAATATCTCTATTTTCTACGGAGAGCAGTTATTCTTTGAATCTAAAGACAATACTGTCTACGCCTCAAAAGGTGAACAGAACTTGATTCAGGACGCTCAACATACAACTAGCAATGCTGGGTATGCTGGTAAAATCATGTACCGAACCAACAATGCTATTCCGTTCACTTACACAGTCGCAGAAGAAAGTGCCAACGAAAAAGTGGAAGACTTAAAACGTACCACTGACAAACTAGAGCCGATTGTTTCAGAACTTGAGATTTTTAAACGCACACCGATGGTTGTCAGTCCAAACGGCACTAAATTCCGTTTGTTAGTCGATAACAACGGTAATTTATCAACAGTTTCAAACATTCCTAAACGTGTCGCCGTTTTTGGTAACTCAATCGCAAGCCATGGATGGTTGAAAGGAATTGGGATGGCTGCCAGCTCACAAGATAAGGACTACTTCACTCTTGTTAGAAAGTATATTCAATCCAAGAATCCAGATGCTGTCGTAGAACGTGGGAACGGGGCATCATGGGAGTCAGAACCTAACACCCGTCGTCAAACATTCGAGAACAAAATGATGTTGACGTTGAAACCGGACACGGATATCGTCATTTTGCAGTTTGGAGATAACTTGAACAACGACGAAAAACGAAGAAATCTGGAAACAGATATTCCAAATCTTATCAGTTGGATTCGCAATGCATCACCTAAGGCGTTGATTTACTGGGTCGGGGTGTACTACGCTTCACAAGATTTTGTAGACCGCTTGAAACGTATCTGTGCCCCTCTTGATGTTACTTTCGTTGACATCTACAAGTTCTCTAAGGACCCTAAATATAAGTCTTATGTCGGGGCTATCATTGACTTGCCAGACGGTACTAAGTACACAGTCACTGACCCTGGTGTGGCGAGTCACCCGGGAGATTTAGGACACAAGGCTATTGCGGATGAAATCATCAAGAATTTCTTATTCTAAAAAATGGGGGTTAATAAAATGTTAAGGAGTGTTAAATGCACAAACCAGATGGAATCTTTGGTATCTTCCAAGTGGTCAAAGATTTCTATGAGCACGGCATAGACGAACACCCTTGGGTGTTTCTCTTAATGGTTGTTATAGCTGCTGACATTGTTCTGGGCGTATCCAGAGCGTGGGCTTTCCATGAGCTTTCAAGCTCTAAATTCAGAAAAGGGCTTGTCAGCCATGCGGCTATGTTTACCTTCGTGGCAATCTTCTACCCATTCGCTGTTTTTATGAATCTGGGCAGTGTGATAGATACGTTTATCTTCGCTATGATTGCAGCCTATGGCTCTAGTATTCTAGCTAGCTTGTCAGCGTTGGGAGTAGAAATCCCATACTTTGATAAGTACATTAAGCAAAATATCGACAAAGAAAAATTTAATTTAACCTCAGAAAACGAGGGAAAAGACAAAGGAGAAAAAGAAAATGATTAACTTTAAACTACGCTTGCAAAACAAAACAACTTTGGTAGCACTTATCTCAGCAGTATTCTTGATGTTGCAACAATTCGGACTTACAATCCCTAGCAATATTCAAGAGGGCGTTAATACCCTCGTTGTGATCTTGGTAATTCTTGGAATCGTAACGGACCCAACAACTAAGGGCGTTGCAGATAGTGAGCGTGCATTAAACTATCATCAACCTCGTGAGGACTAGCTTATGGCTAAGCTCATGACTTCCATCAACCAAATCAAAGGAGGGGATGTTCTCAAGTCTGGGGACACCACTTCCGTATTTGGTTTTGAGATTCTAGGGTACGATGGGAAACGCATGGAACTATCCAGCACTGGTAAGCTAACACTGTCCAACGATGAAACGGTGGCACTATACCAAGATGTCGCCGTTGAAAACGGGACATTCTCGTTCTCAATGGGTAGTGTGGTAGCTACTGGCACTTACTACCTTGAAATCAAACTAGATGGGCATATCTTCCCGTCAAATAATTTCAAGGTAAAAGTGAAGAGTTCACTAAATGCAGACAGTGCCATTCCATCAGACAAAAGCCCTAAATTAAAACTACTAGCTGATGAATTGCGAGAATCTGGGCTAATCACCGGTAGTGGTGGTGAAGTTACCGAAGACCTCGTTAATATCTACAATCTAGCTAAAATTTGAAAGGAATAATTAAATGAGTAAATTACATGATTTCGCCCAAGCTGTTGGTGCAGATATCAAAGAAATCAAGGCATCTATTGCCAGCAAGCCGGCTGGTGTCAGTGAAGAACGCTTGACGCAAGCTATTACGCAAGTTAAGACAGATATCATCGGTAATGCACCAGAAGAGCTTGACACACTCAAGGAAATTGCTGATAAAATCACCGCAGCGGGTGGCAACACAGACAGCGGTATTATCTCTAAAATGACTGAGTTGGGCACTCGCCTCGACACCATTGAGCAAGAAGACCTTGTAAGTGTATATAACTCTGCGAAAGCGTGAGCGCTATGAGTAAGTTCACAGAATTTGCTCAAGCGGTGGGGGCGGACATTAAGGAGATTAAAGACAAGCAATCTTCATCATTGTCTGTCAGCCAAGCATATGGATTATTCCCAACGTACAATAACTTTTTTCTACAGGTTTTAGAACAAAACAAATTTGCGCAAGACCCGCTTGTAACAAAATCGCAATTACCTACAAGTGAAATTGACGCTTTAAAACAGAAGGTTGAAGAGTTGGAGAGAACTATCTCGGAGATTAAACAATCTATTCAAAAATAATTTGAGAAAGGAGACCTATGACATCAAAAACACAGTTATTAAACACGCTTGAGAGCCTAGTCAATCAACGTGTAACCGTGCCCACAAATCCTTATGGCGGGCAGTGTATAAGTTTGATTGACAATGTTTTGCAATATCAAGGCTTGTTTAACCTTGATTTCAGCTATCTCAATGCCATTGACGGCTTAAGTCGAGCTGAAAATTTAGGGTTGAAAGTAACACGATTCAACGGGGCTAACAATCCACCGGTAGGGAGTGTTTGGGTAACTAACTGCTTGCCATATCACCAATTTGGCCATATCGGTTTTGTGGTCGCAGAAAATCCAGACGGTACAGTTACCACCGTCGAGCAGAATATTGACGGTAACGCTGACTGTCTATATAATGGCGGTTGGACACGCAAGGTGACACGTAACCTTGATAGCGCTGGTAATTTCAGCTATATTGACTGGAATGCACCAACTCAACAAATGGTGGGATGGTTTGAGTTGCCATTTGATGGCATGGCACAAGATAATTATTTTATCGACGTGTCAGCTTATCAATCGGGCGACTTAACAGCTATCTGTCAAGCTAGTGGGACTAATAACACAGTGATTAAAGTAACTGAGGGCGTGGGCTGGGTTAGTCCAGTAGCTGGTCAGCAAACTAGCACAAGTAACTGTATCGGTTACTATCACTTCGCCCGTTTCGGTGGAGATGTAGGCACTGCACAAGCTGAAGCGAATTACTTTATCAGCAATCTGCCATCACACCCACGCTATTTAGTGTGTGATTATGAGGATGGGGCAAGTGGAGACAAGCAAGCTAACACTAATGCAGTATTGGCGTTTATGGACGTTTGTAAGTCAAACGGCTTTGAGCCTATCTATTACAGTTACAAGCCTTATACGTTAGCAAATGTATATGTAGATCAAATCACAGCACGTTATCCAAATAGCTTATGGATTGCAGCGTACCCAGATTATGAAGTGCGTCCAGAACCTTATTGGGGTGTGTATCCAAACATGGAGCACACACGCTGGTGGCAGTTCACTAGCACGGGTCTAGCGGGTGGATTGGATAAGAACGTAGTCATTATTAATGATGGCGACAATCTAGTAAATAAGAAAGAGGAAGAAGAAAATATGGATTATGTAGTACGTAGCGAAAGCGGAAGTCAAGGATATGTTGGTGTAGTTAATGGTCGTGTGTTTGGTATCGGCTCAATGGGAACAGTAGACGCTCTACGTTCAGCGGGAGCTAAACACTTGACATTGCCAGACGATGATTTTGACCGTTTCTTGAATAGCCAATCAAACGACACGGCAGCGGTTTCTAAGGCAATCAATGAAGCTAGCGCTTCAGTAGTTAAGGCTATCGAAGAACGTGCACAAGCCACACAAGGCCAAACTGGTAAATAGACCACGAAAACTATAAAATAAAAAAGGAGTATATCACCTCCCGACAGACCACAGTTCGGACATCATGGTGGTAGTGGTCGAAGCCCTGGCATTTGCTGGGGCTTTTTTTGTGTTATAATATATATGAAATGACAATCCCCCTGCATCCATTATGGACAGATACGCTCTGACGCAGGGCTTTTTTAATTTTCTGTGTTATAATATACCTACAGCAAAAACGAGATTTCGAAAAGAAAAGTGTCAGTAACTCTACGGGGTCTGATGCACAAACAATCTCTATTTTTGACTGTTCCAAAGACTGATTGAGTTCAGCGCCATGTAAGCTATGTGCACGTAGCCCGATGGAATTTCTGGAATGGTTGCAATAGCGACTTACTGAAAAGGGCTATTTGAGAGAGGGCCCTTTTTGTGTTATAATGAATATCCATCATAGGCAAAGAGCTACGAGGAAACTCATAGCTCTTTTTTATATTTGCTAATCTCCACGATAAGTGATAACATAGATTTCGGAATACTTGGTATCATTTCGATAAATTCCTCGAACTGTCCCCCGGCTTTTAGTCGGGGTTTTTGTATTGAAAAGGGGCAAATAAGGGGCAATAAGTGTGAACTTTAGTAACTTTATGTGAGTTTTACCGTCTACATCTTACACGCATATATCCGTATATAATAGGTTTTCTTCCTATTATATACGCATTTAAAACTGCACTAACAGAATACCGTGGTTTGAAATCATTCTACAACTTGAAAAAATA